CCTAGGCGATCAGCGGGTACTGCATCACGTACAGGGGCGGCTGTCTAGCAGGGACGTTTACGGCGGGTATTATTTGAAGAACACTGCCTGTGCCTTGAGGCATGAAAGTCGTTAAGGTCTACGGCGCTTTGCGCGAATTGCTAGGTAGGACTCGATTTGAGTTTGTGGCAGACACACCTGCCCAAGCTATGCGTGCATTGCTCGTCAATTACCCACAGCTTGAGCAGTGGCTAGTTGATAGCGAAAAGAACGGTGTTGCTTATCGGGTGACAGTAGGCAAGCAAAAAATTTGTGAGCAAGATTTGTCCGGGATGCTGCTTCCTTGGAGTGAGTGCGAAGTTTTTAGCATTGCCCCAGTTTTGACGGGTGCAGGCCGTGGTGTCGGAACATTTTTGATTGGTGCTGCACTGGTCGGCGTTGCTATTTTTTCTGCTGGCGCTGGCTTTTCACTTGCTGCTGGCGGCTTTACGACGACAGGCGTTGCGGCTTCAGGAGCTGTTGGCGTTATTGCTCCAGGTTTTGCGACTGCAAGTGCTCTTGCTGCTATCGCAGGAAACGTGGGTATTGGCTTGATGCTGACTGGTGTTGCTCAAATGCTTTCGCCTGTGCCAAAGCCGCCCGGCATTGGCGAAGCGCCGACCCAGCTAGAGTCAAATAGCTTTAGCGGCGTCTTAAATACCTCTCGTCAAGGCGTTCCCGTGCCAATAGCCTATGGACGGGTGTTTGTTGGTTCGGCAGTTATATCTGCTGGCCTTGACGTTGATCAGGTTTGACCATGACGCAATCAAAGTACATTGCAGGCGCTGGCGGCGGGGGCGGTGGCAAAGGCGGTGGCGGATCTAGCAAAACGCCTACAGAGGCAGATGACTCGCTGCAGTCAAAACAGTTTGCGAACGTTCTTGATCTAATCAGCGAAGGGGAGATCGAAGGTTTAGACGATGGCAACAAGAGCATTTTTCTTGATGGAACGCCAGTAGAAGGCGCCAGTGGTGGCGACAATTTCAAAGGTTTTACTATTACTACTAGGAATGGCACGCAATCGCAGACTTATATTCCAGGTGTTTTTTCTAATGTAGAAAGTGAAACGGCTGTTGGTGTAGAAGTTACAAAAGCATCACCAGTTACAAGGCAAATAACAGATTCAGAAGTTAATCGTGTTCGTGTAACAATTCAACTTCCTGCACTACAAAGGATTGAAGACGATGGAGACATTGTTGGAGCACAGGTTAAAATTAGAATCGAAGTTCGCTACAGTGGCGGCAGTTTTCAAGAGGTAAAAACTAACACAATTAAGGGTAAAAGCAGTGGATCGTACCAAAGAGATTACCTCGTAACTCTTAATGGCGCGTTTCCTGTTGATATTAGGGTGAAGCGTCTTTCGGATGACAGCAGCTCAACAAGGCTTTCAAATAAAACCTTTTGGCAAAGTTTTACGTCGATTATTGACGCAAAATTAGCTTATCCAAACAGCGCATTAGTTGGACTTCGTTTTGATTCAAGCGACTTTTCAAACATTCCACAACGCAAATACTTGATTCGCGGTATCAAGGTTGCGATTCCAAGCAATGCGACCGTAGATACCACAACACACTTGGGGCGGATCACGTATTCCGGTGTGTGGGACGGAACGTTTGCTGCAGCAACTTGGACAAACGATCCGGCTTGGTGTTTGTGGGATTTACTTACGAATGAAAGGTACGGAGCGGGCATTCCTGAATCTTCACTGGATCGCTACGATTTTCTTGCAGTTAGTCAATACTGTAATCAACTTGTCGAAGACGGTAATGGCGGAGAAGAGCCGCGTTTTAGCTGCAACCTGTTAATCAATCAGCGCAAAGAGGTTTACAACGTCATCCAAGAGATGAGCAGCATTTTTAGAGGCATCTCTTATTACGGCGCTGGTTCGCTAGTGCTGATGCAAGACAAGCCTACTGATGCTCAATACACGCTTGGCCCAGCCAACGTTGTTGATGGCGTGTTTTCGTACTCTGGATCATCGCTTCGCAGTCGTCACACCTGTGCGACTGTTGCGTACCAAAACTACGACGAGCAAGGCGAGGTATCGTTTGAATACGTTGAAGACGCTGATGCTGTTGCTAAGTATGGCGTCAACAACAAGGAAATAAAAGCAGTCGGCTGCTATTCACAGGGCCAGGCAAACAGACTGGGTAAGTGGACGCTGTTAAGTGAGCAAGACCTTTACGAGACGTGCAATTTTGCCATTGGCATTGATTCAGGCATTGTTGTGCGCCCTGGCATGGTGGTTGATATTGCCGATCCCTTGCGCGGTGGAACGCGAAGGAATGGGCGTGTTTCTTCCGCCACTACGACCGAAATAACTATTGATAGTGCTACTGATTTGTCAGTCGATACAAGCGAGAACCCAACTCTTTCGATTGTTTTGCCAAATGGTTTAGTTGAGACTAGAAACATTGATTCAATAAGCGACAGAGTAGTCACTGTTCCTGTGGCTTTTAGTCAAGCTCCAGCAGCCAATGCTCCGTGGCTTATTCAAACAGATGATATTCAGTCGCAGCAGTTTCGTGTTATCAGCGTCGCTGAAAACGGTGATGGAGTTTTTGGAGTAGCTGCAATTAAATACAACGAGAGTATCTACAACGCAGTAGAGCAGGACCTCAACTTAACTCAGCGCGACATTAGCAACCTCACTGAACCACCACCAGCGGTAAGCAACTTGTCGGCCACTGAGTTTTTATACGAAGAAGGCGGAACGGTTAGCACAGGCGTGGATCTTAGCTGGACAAGTCCTGCCACCAACAATGTCAATGATTTCGTCGTTCGCTATCGCCTGTCAGATAATAATTTTCAAAAAATCACCACTGAAGCTCCATCAACACAAGTCAAAGGGTTGAAAGCAGGAAACCTGGAGGTTCAGATTACTGCTCGCAATTTTAGTGGAAAACCCGGCCCAATCACTAAACAAACTTTTTCATTGTCAGGCAAGACAGCAATACCAGGCAACGTACAAAATTTGACGTTAGAACCTTTGAATTACAACAGCGCACGTTTGCGCTGGGATGAGACTGTCGACCTTGACGTAAAAGTCAGCGGCAAGGTTCATATCCGACACAGCAATCTGACTGACGGCAGCGCAACGTGGTCAAACAGCACTGACCTCGTTGCGGCCATTGCGGGCAGTGCAACTGAAGCAACTGTGCCTCTTTTGGAAGGGGAGTACCTAGTCAAGTTTGAAGACGACGGTCTGCGAAAAAGCGCAACAGAAGCCAGCGTCATTGTTGACCAACCAGTTTCGCAAACGTTCTTTGGTGTCAAAACGCAGCGTGAGGACCAGCTTTCAACGCCGTTTGACGGCAGCAAGACTGATACCACTTACGACTCAACATATGACGCTTTAATTCTTGATAGCGATGGTTTGACTGCAGGCACTGGCGAATACGCCTTTGACAGCACGCTTGACTTGGAAGCGGTTTATAGCCTGGACCTGGAGCGTCGGCTTGTTGCTCGCGGCATTTACCCAACTGACCTTTGGGACAGCCGAACGGACAACATTGATACTTGGCAGGACATTGATGGCGGTGTTGTCGATCAGGTCAATGCTGAGCTTTACGTGCGAAAGACGGACGATGACCCATCTAGCTCTCCGACATACAGCGCTTGGCAGCCATTGGCAAACGGCGTTTTGAAGGCTCGTGCGTTTCAGTTCAAGGCTGTGCTGACCTCATCTGATTCGGCGCAAAACATCCTTGTGGACGAGCTGGGCTACAAAGCACAACTGCAGCAGCGCACTGAGCAAAGCACGGCAACGATTGCTAGCGGCACATCAGCCAAAGCTGTTACGTTTACCAATGCGTTTTTCACGGGCACTAGCAGCCTTGGTGGAGCAAACAGCGCATTGCCAACCATCGGCATCACACCGTTGAACATGGCAACTGGTGACTTTTTCGAGCTGTCTAGCATTTCAAGGACTGGCTTCACTGTCACGTTCAAAAACAGCAGCGGAACGATCGTTGACCGCAACTTCAACTACATGGCGACAGGCTTTGGCAAGTCGTAAACTGTCAG